CACCTTTAATAATCCAAATTAATGTTTGGGGGTAATATTTAGGTAAGAATCTAGTATCAACTTCTAATTTATCATATATTCGTATCCCAGAAAGTCCTTCCATAGTAACAGAAATATTAATTGGAAGCATTCCTATTTGGTTAGTTCCTAAAGTTTGTTTATCTTCTTTTACTTGGTTTTTATTAAAAATTTCATTTTCTAATTTAATAATTTCTTGGAGCCAATCTTTTTGTAATTTTACAAACTCTGAGTATCGGGTTGTGGGAAAATTTTTAAATAAATAAACATTTTTTCTTTGTACCATTGATGTACCACCACTTATAGGTCCTAAGATTCCTTCAGCATACCCTAACCAAAGATATTTTAATTGATCTTTTAATTTATTAATTCTTTCTTCGGTTGTAGGAACTGTTGTACCATTATTTTTTCTTAAAGAATCTATTTTTTCTGGGAAGAATCTATCTTTTAATCCTGAGTTCCATGATGATAAACCTGTAGTATCTGATCCTACGTTATTACTTTGAGCTTGTGCCCCAATTGTAACTTGAGTAGCAAAGTCATTAGTTAATTCTGTTTTAATATTAAAGTCTGTTACAAAACTACCATCTCTTCCTACTACGGATCCTGAAGAATTAAGAGTTGGGTTTATTCCATAAAGATTAATAATAGAATTTTTAACATTTTGAGTACCGTAAATAGGATTTTGATCATAAATCCTCATTACTTTATCATCTTCTAATCTAATAGTAAGTTTATTAACTCCACCTAAACAACTATTAGCAGTTTGACATAATTCATCTACAAAATCATATAAACTAATGGTTCCAGTTTGTTCATTTCTTAAATTTTTAATAGCATCTATAAGATATTGATACTCAAAATAAATATTCATTATCTTCCCATGTAAAGAAAATCCTGGTTGGCGGGTATTTGGATTTACACTAGATTCCCAAAACTCTAATTCTGCTTTTCCTGTTAGAGAAAAAACACTACCTTGGTTTACCTTATTATTCCAATCTGTTGTACTATTAGCTATTGTAGTTAGTTCAGCCTTAGTGTAAGGTAAACTAGTTCTAACCATTACTTTTGAAGGATCAGCAGATACATTTATACCTGGGGTGTACATTATATTTTTATTTGTATCAGTATCTATATCTAAAAGAGCTTCATTATCTCCTTCTGAAGAATATACTAATAATCTGTCTTTAATAAAATCTAAAATATCTCCTAAACGTACATAAAAATAGGGGTTTTCAGAACCAAAAGTGGCAGTAGCACTAACAATTTTCCCTACAGAACTTTCTAATCGAGTATAATTTAAAGATGCAATCGTATCAGAAGGTGAGGATGTTGAACCCGGGGTGGGGGGTCCACCAAACACCCCTGTAAGTGTTTGGTTAATTGCTGGGACTAAAGTTATTTTTGAGACTTGTTCCTTTTTTATAACTGGGTTATTTACACCCGTTGCTCCAGCACCTGTTCTAGCTGCGGAACTAGCATTATTTACTTGTCTAGATATATAGGAAGGTGAAGCAGCAGTGGTTAAAAAAGATGTTAAAGCAGAAGTTTCATTTGGTTGTGGTTGATTAGCTCCACTTCCTGAAAGGTTTGTAGAAGTCCCACCATATTGACCATCAATATTTAAACTTTCAATTATATCTCCTTGACTAATTAAAGATAAACTAATTTCATAATAACCAGCTTTATTAAACTCCCAACTAAAGTTTTTTACTTTACCAAAAAATGCATCGTAATTACCATTAGATTTTTCTCTACGTTTTTCTATCAATTCTAAAAATTGATTGGGATTATCACTAATAACTTTATTACCATTTTTACCTGAGAGGAATGCAGGTAGTAAACTTGTTACACCTTCAGCATTAGGATTTGAAACATATTTACCATTATTATTAAAGTAAATAGAATTACCCCATTCTATAAACATAGAATAACCAATTCTACAATATAAACTATCAATAAGGGAAAATTGGGTTTTGTTATTAGCTCTAATAGTTACTGAGGCTTCTCTTAAAGAACCCATATTACGGGACTTAATATTAAAAGAAGTTATACCAGGCATAGCACTCATACCAAAACTAGTTCCACCAAATCCATAAGCAAAACTATTTAATACAGTCTTATATGTTGCAAAACCCGAACGATAATATGGGTTTGAATATGAGCCTGAAGAGTTGACTTCAAAGTAAGCAGTACCACCAAATAATACTATATTATTGGCTAATGTGTTACCTAAAAACCTATCTGAGCTTCCTAAACCTAATTGTTGAAGGCGTTTAGTACCATCATCGTATTCGCTAATAGTAGTCTGTAGTCCTGCGGATTGAGCTTGGGCTGCTGCAGTAGGTACATTTGTAGTAGTAGAAGTAGTTGGTGGAGCTACTGGAGAAGGGGTTGCAAAGGTTTGCACTTCATACTTTGTGTTTTCAATGTTAACAGAAGAAGCTAATGCTATATAGGCAGATTTAGCGTTTTGCCAAACAATCTCTTGGTTATCTTTTTCAATTTTACCTAAACGTTCTTGCCTTTGAGCAACTTGTTTGTCTACGTAAGGTTTAAAAGGTCCTCCTAGTAAATTAGTACCTTCGAAATTATTATTTGCCATAACTTATTCATTTATATTTAAAGCATTTAACACAAAAGATAAATTGCCAGGTATTCTTATCTGAACTCCCGATGGAGGATATATAGAACCTACAAATTCTGGGTTTGCTGAAGATATTACCCACCAAAAGCTAGCATCATTGTAATATTGGTTAGCTAATATATCATATCTATCTTCATCAGTAGTAATAACATACAGATCATTATCATTACGAGGAATTTCAACGTATCTATTACTAATGTAATAGCGTCTACCTTCTTCGTTTTTTTTAATTAATGTATTACTATATCTACCCATTAAAATCTTTGATTAAATATCTCGTTAGTATATGCTTCTTCTGCCTCTGCCGCCCTTCTTTGACCTAAAATATCTATAAATTCAAAATCATCTTCTTCAGGGATTTCTTCAAGTTCAACTTCACTAATAGCTAAATCTGGTAAAGATTCCTGAGGATTTGGAATTACTACAGCATTAGGAACTCCTAAATCATATAAATTTTGATTTGCTTCTGTCCCATTAGCTAATTGTATAAATTTTTGTTTAATATTATTTTTACCAAATATACCATCTTTATTTGTAGTATCAAAAGGTGAACCTATAGTTTGTGGTAAGAATCTTTGAATTGGTTTAAATTCAACAGAAACATTAATAATGTGAGTTAATTCTTTTACTGCGGGATCTCTATACGTGTTACCACCTATATTGGCGGTGGATTGGTTCGATGAAGGAATGCTTATTTCCCACGGGGAATCAGTAGGCATTGTATAACTTAAAGATGTAATTACACCAGGTTGTTCAAAAAAGTAACCACCAATAGTTAATTGATGAATATTACCTCTCATAAACCCATTTTCACTAAAATTTGGTGCTAGAGTTGATTGAAGATAATTTAGTTTTTGGTACATTATAGATAACTCAGGTTTTGATTGAGCTACTACTTGGAAACTAAAACCTACACTTCTAGTAAATCCTTCGTAATTAAAGAATTCTTCACCTCTACCTAAATATTTAAAACTACCCCAACTAGCACCCATATTATCATTAATAGCACCATCAAAGAAAGCTGGGAAGTGAACAAAGGTTTTTCGTTTTGGATTATCTGGGTTAATTACCGCAAATCTAAATTTAACAAAATCATTTACAGCAGCATTTTGTTGTGTAACATTATCAGCATTGTACATATACAATGCATTAATTTTATTTACTACATTTGTTTTACCTGTTGTAGGGTCTATAGCACCCGAAGAATAGTTACTTCTATTAAGCGAGGGATTACCTGGGTTACCGGCGTTTACTCTTTTTTCAAAGTTTTTCAGGTTATAACCTGGGGCATTAGTTAAAGTACCATTTCTTCTAGCTATATCATGTTGTGTAATACCAATAACTTTAGAAGTGATTTTTCTTCTAAAATCTACAGCTTTACCTGTTGTCCTAAATGAATTATTACTTAATTTATTTAATTCAGTATTAGTAAGAGTAGCTCCTCCTTTACCAAAGAAAAATGGGCGATCACCTGTAAATAATGGGTTATTAATACCTGTTCTAGTACCATCTTTAGCAAAACTAATAATAGTATTAATAGAAGCAACATCAGCACCTGCATTGGGTCCCCCTAAATAAGAGAATAAAGGACCAAATGTTTGTTGTCGAACAAATTTTTTATCAAGGGTTAAAAGTCTTGAATTATTTCTTAAAACTGGGTTGGATCTATTAACTAAATTAGTATATTGAGGTCTACTAAATGCTATATTGTTTCCAGTTGGGTCTGAACCTTGTTTTAATGGGTGACCACCAATAAGATTTCCTATAGGACCTGCTGCTAAAAATGTAGATAATGGAGTATAAATACCATCATTTAATCTTGCTCTATTAGCTATTCTTGTTATAGTATTATATCCAGCAAATATATTCACTCCCGTCATTGATAGGAGATTTTGTTTTGCTAAAAATTGTATACCATTTGGAGATTTAATATCAGTAAACATTTTACCTAACCTTACAACATCTGTAGAGGCATCTACAAAAGCACTTACTCCACCCCTTAAAATAAAATCACTACCATTTCCTATAGCAAAGCGATTAGGGGTTGGAGCTAAAAAATCAGCTCCAATAGGTGTTGATATATAAGGTTGATTACTCCACCCACCAGCAGGTCTATCTCCTGGATTGTTAGGGGAGCCAAATCTTAGAGATCTAAGGTCGGTTTTTAAGTCTACTAACGGCATTTAATTATCCTGGTAAGTTATCTGTATACTTAGGAGGAGTTAAACCATCTAAATCTAATGTAGAAGGTTGTGGTTTATTCTGCAGGTTGGGGTTACCATTGATCGAGTATTGATCATGTAAAGGTGATAAATCACTCGCACCAGGCATATTAGCAGGAGTAGCCCCATTAAATGAAGTTAAATTTGAACCGTTATTTGTTAATTTATTTAATAATCCCATAATATTGTGTTTTGTTATAAATATTAAATTTTATAGTTTACTATAACTTAATGATTCAGCATACCCAACTTTTGATGAATCCATATAAACATTTGAGTCTTTTTGAGCTATTTGTTCTAGTACAGATAACATTTTACTATCACCACCTCCACCTTTATTAATATTAGGAGATACTGCTAAGTTATCACCTTTAGCTGTCATAGCCATTTTACCATATGAATCGGTAATAGTAAAAGGACCACGTGAAGAATCTGCAATACCATCTTCTACTGCTTGTGCTTTACTAACCGCAGCAAAAAGAGCACCAACTCCGGCTCCTGCTAAAGCAAAACCTAAAATTGGGTTCATTTTAAAACTACCACTAAAAATATCAGCTACTGCTTTAACAATAGATTTACTAGCAGCAATAGAGGCTTTAGCAGCCATAGCTCCTAAAGCTCCAGTAATAGCATATACAAAATACTCAGATTGAGCTAAATATCCAACTATTGAAGCAAACAAATCAACTATAGGGGCAAATATGGTACCAATATCTGTTATAACTCCTTTAATTTTTTCCATTGAAGCAGCAAACTTATCACTAGCTGACATAGCTTGCATTTGTTGGTATGATTGCTCTCCAAATTTTTCGATATATTCATCCTGGGAGAGGTTTAAAAACTCTTGTTGCATTACCATTTGAGCTAACTCATCACGAGACATACCTAAGGCATCGGCTGCTGCTTGTTGTTGAATTCTATTACCTGTAGCAAATGCTTCTGTAATTTCAGAATTTTTAGCAATTTCTTCTGAAAGTCCTGCTAAATCATTATCTAGTGCTAATTGTCTGGCTTTATCTAAATTGATTTCTTTACCAGTTAGCATCTGGAATTTTAGTTCATTTTCAATTGAAGATTCAAAATCTAATAATGAACCTGCGATTTTATCTACTCCTTCTAGACTTAAACCTAAAGCTCTAGCTTCAGTAGCAGCTTCAGCTAATAATTGAGGAGACATTCCTAATGACACTACAATTGAAGCAGAAGCAGTAGATATATCATTTAAAACTGCTTTAGCACTAATAGCACTTTTTCTTTGTCTGTTAACAGCATTAACAGTTTCTACAGTACTATCTAAAATACCTTCAGTATCTTCTCCTTGTGTTCTGGCTAATAATGATAATTGAGATGCTTCTTTTACCCCTAAACCTAATTGTTTAGTTAAAGCAGTCATTGTAACTAGTGTATCACCCCCAAAATCAGAAATAATCCCAGTTTGAGATGCTATATCAGAAAATGACTTTAAAATATCTTTAGAAGTAATAAATAACTTTTCTGAGGCATTAGCTGTTGCTATAAAACTTATCTGTAATCTATATGCTGATTGGTAACTGATTCCTAGATTTTTTTCTAGTTCAGCTATTCGATTACTACCTTCTAATGTAGCTTTAGCAATTGCTACTAAGGCCGCTTCAGCTAATAATGCCATTGATTGAGCTCCACTTAAATTACCTTCAAGTATTTCAGCTGCTAATCCTGATTTATCTAAACTTATAAGATATTCTTTAGCATTTTGACCAACACTACTTACAAGTCCTCTTTGAGCAACTAGATTAGTATTTTGTTGTTCTAAACCTTCTAAAATAGCATCCCCTCTTAATTTAACTTCAGCAAGCTCATTTTGGAGTTTTTGCTTTAACTCAACATCATTTTTTGATAAATTATTAATTCTAGATTGAATTACAGCTTCACTAGCTGCTTGTTTTTCTCTTTCTTTTGCTAATTCTTTAGATATGTTTTGACCTTTATTAAGTTTAGCTTGTAAAGCTAATTGTTTATCAAAACTTGTAGTCATTTTTTTAAGTCCGCCTACAATATCTCTTCCATAACTTTTAGCTACTTTTTGACCAACATCATCTAATCCTTGAGCCTCATCAATAGCATCAGCAAGTGCTTCTTGAAGTTTAACCCCAATATTTTTAACAGCATCAATAATTCCCTCTAATTCTTCTCGAGTTTCTTTTGCTGCTGCTGTGGATTTTTTAATTTCGTCTGATGCTGCCATAATTTATTTATATGTTATAAATATTATTTATAACTGCTTTTTGTAGGAATTTTTACAGTTCCATCCGAATTTACCATGTTAGTAGAATTTGAATTAGAAGATTCTTTAGATTTTTTCATCATTTCTGATTGTTTATCATAATGATCTTTAATCTTAGAGTAAGTAAATTTTCTTAACCATAAAGGCATATCATAGACTACAGGCCAAGAATACCCCCCTTGCCCATAAAAGCAAATTTCGTGAATTTGAGTTAGAAAATTTAATCTATATTGTTTAGCCGAGATTGGCGTCAGGCCAAAAAAAGTTAATCCCAATTGGGAGAGAGATTGATTTTGTTGAAGAGGAGGGAAAAAAAGTTAAATCCACGTCTGGTTGAATTTTTGAAATATGCTCTCTAAATGCCCTAGCATCTCGAGCTAAAAAAGCTTGATCAATAAATTCTCGAATAGTTTTAGATTCTTGATCCCCATTAATAGAAGTAATCATATATTTTAAACGAGTAGTTAATTCAGGAGATTCTTCTTTTTTTATTCTTTTTAACCCTTCTAATTCTTTACTAATTTTAGCTTCATCACCATGAGTTAAAAATTTAAATGTAATTTCATTATTTGAGGCGGGGAGTGTAAATGTAAATTCATTTTGTCCTTTAGTATATAAAGATTCATCTAAAGGTTTATTATCAATTTCCGATAAATCAACAATTTCTTCTACACCATTATAAGTAAATTTATATTCAGCTCCATATCCTAAAATACGAGCAGCAATCATTACAGCATTTTTATCACCAATAACTAAATCATTATAATCAAATTTAGTTATAATTAATGATTTTAATAATTTATCTAATACAGTTCCATTTTGAATATAGTTTTGATTAGTAAGGATATCTTCTTCCTTAGCAGTCATATATTTAATTTCAATAGTACCGTTTGATAATGGGTGACCTTCAGGGTATAATAGACCTTTTGAAGGTAATTCGATTGTTTCTGTTGGTAAGTTAAAACTCATATTTTATTTTATAACGTTTATCGTGTATACATATGAATATAAAAAAGAGCTTAACCGAAGCCAAGCTCTCTTTATAAAAATATTGATTTTTTTAGAAGTTCAAGATACAATAATCTGGTTGAACTGTCATTGTTAAGTTGATAGCAGTATTTTCTGTATCCCAACCATATTCGCCAAAACCAGCTTCTGTAATCATAGCACCTTTGATAATCCATTCTGAGACTACATCACCTACAGGACCTAATACGTTAAATGTTAAGTCTTTCTTGTAGAAATCTGAATAACCATCTCTACCAGTTACTGATTCGTGGTGTAAACGTACCCACTCCATAACAGCCTGAGCGCCTGAAGGAGTAATTGGATCAAACAATGTAAACTGGATAGGTCCCCAAGTTGATTTGCCTTTTACAAAACGTTGAACATTAATATGGTTTAAAGCTACTGTACCTTGTGATAAGGTTACAGCACCTACACCTTTTATTGTATAAGCTGGGAATCCGTCAATATACATGATGAACCTATTTGCTTGTTTTGGTTCAAACGCTGTGAAAAATATTTCGTTAGGATCTAATACTGCCATTGTTGTTTAATTTATTCTATTATAAATATTTGTTATCTAAACTTTTACGATGGGAAAGTTGCTCCCGTTGGTAATACGTTAAAGTCTAAGTAAATAAATTCAGCTGTTTTTGTTGGTTGTAAATAAATAGCACCTACTAATTGGTTTCTATCAATTACATCCGGAGTATTATTGCTATCATCCATTACTACTTTAAAAGCATATAAACCTTGTCTTTGTTGAACTGTTTCTAAATATGGGTTTACTGCTGCTAAGAAATTATTTCTTGTAGCTGCTGTATTTTGTTCAAATACTAATGTTTGAGCAACTTGTCCAATATAAGATTTAAGAGCAATTAATAATCTTCTAACATTTACTCTATCAAGCGCAGAAGCTTGTTTTTGTAATGTTTTCTGACCATATACTACTGTTCCTGTTCCAGGGAATGATGCAATTGGGTTAATATTTGCTTCATATAAAGTATCTCTATTACCTTGAGATAATTTTCTTTCAGGGCGAATTACGTTAGTTAATCCTCCTCTGTTGATACCCGCTGGAGCAAACCATGGCTCGCTTACACTGTCGTTAAATGCGTAAACTCCCCCCATCATTGTTGATGCTGGTACCCAAACATTTTTACCTGAATCTGGTTCGAATGTTTGTAACCAAGGCCAGTACATAGCTGCGTATGAGGTATTTCTAGCATCACCTTGACCTGTAGCGTTAACAATAGTTGAACCATATACTACAGGATCTAAAACATAAATATTATCTCCTCTTGTTTGTGTATTGTTAATTGCTGTTGTTGTTTGAGAAGCATGAACTTTATCAAATAGCCCCGGTGTTAATAAGACATTAAATTGGTAATCATCTTGGTTTGATAATAAATCAAGCATATTATCATAATCACTACCTATTAAACCTTGAGTTACACCTGTTGTAGCTCCTGAACTTGTACCTGCTTTACCATAGTAATTACCACCAGCAGAATATGATGAGATGTTTTTACCTTCACCACTACTAAATGAACCATTATAAGAGCCTGAACCTAGTGCAGGGATTGAACCTGTATATTCAGATTTTGGGTCACCACCATTATTTAAATAATTTGGGGTTGCTTTGCTTACAGATTTTACTCTTACATATCTAGAAGCGTTAGGGAATGAACCTGAGATTTCTAAATAATTTTCTGTTGAGTTATAATTAAATTTAGTATCACCTATTACTCTAGAAATAAAGTTATCCGAGTTAGGATCTAATGATAAATTATTCCATGTTTCTAAAACAATTGGATTATCATTTCTATCATCACCTCTTCTAATTACTAATGAGAAAGTACCTGATGATTCATTACGAGCAACTACTTGCCATCTTACGTTATCTACTGAGCCTGAATCTAATGAACCTGAAGTAACTGAACTTGTATTATTAAAAATAACACCTTTATCAATAGCTTCTAAAGTAAATGAAGTACCACTACTTGAAGCAGCAACTTCTGCTTCAGCATAATCCCATGCTGTAAGTGAGCCTGATACTACTCTAGTAACTAATAAAGTGTTACCACCATTGTTGAAGTAATTATAAGCAGCAATTGAAGTAAAATAAGAAAATACTTCACTACCACTATCAAATGTAGTTCCAAATCTGTTTTGATAATCACTATAAGATGTAACTACTGTAGGTACCTCTACTGGACCCTTAACCGCAGGACCAACGATAGCAGCTCCTACTTGAACAGGTTGCTGCGTAATAAATGACTGGTCATTCTCTCTTGCTAATACACCGGGTGATATTAATGTTTCTGCCATTGTGTTAGAATTATTATTTTGTTATAAATATTTAAGAGAGAATCAAAAATTAATCTATTTTTGTAAACTCTCCTGTTTCTATGTTAATGTTTCCATCTCCATATTTTTGTTGAAGATCATCACCAAATTTTTGACTTTTGGATTGTAATTTAACAATTTCAGTATTCAAATCATTTTTTTGTAACTGTAAAGTTTGGATTTGGTATTCAAGATTTCCTAGCTGGTTTACTAAATTTAATTCAGTTTGTTGAATTTCTTTAATAGTATCTAACTCTTTTTTTTCTAATAACACTTTTTTCATGTTTATAAATATTATATTATTTTTTATTATTTAATAAATCTTTTATTTCTGTAATAACTTTAGTAGGTAAAATTGATTTGTGACAAATATGTTGTTTATCTGTTCCTTTCCATATAGGACACCAATCCCAATCACCAGCATCAAACATAAAGTTTTTATTATTCCAACAAGGAAAACATGCTTTACTAGATATACGTGTGACATTGGATGTAAATTCGTGATTATCTTCAGTAAAAGCACTAATCATTACTGTATGATTATTTGAAGCCCAATTAAACCATGATAAACCTGAGCTTAATCCTATAAATAATTCAGCGTGGTGTAAATAGGTATAAGTGTCTTTCCAAGATAATTTAGGTTTATCAATAATAAAATCACTTTGAAAACCCTCATAAGATATATTTACTACTTTATACCCTAATTCATTTAGATGTTTTGCTAATTGAGTCCAATATTCATGAGGCCATTCTTTACATCCAGCAGTTGCGCGAGGTGCTATACAAATATATTTATTTTTTATTGGACGTTTAGATGGTTTAAAATTAACCCCATAATTTAATTCTTGGAATTCTAACCCTAAAATATCAGTTGCTGTTTGTTGCAAAGGTATTAAATTAACTTGGGTTGGGTTTTTATCAAAAGCTTCCCATTTTCCATTTTCTTTAAACCATCCAATTCTATAAACGGCATCACATTTAACTGAAGTACCTGGTGGGATAAATGTAATATCTTTATAAGTATTTAATCCCTGGAACCATTTGTTATGGAAAGTAGAAAATATAACTTTACAATTATGTTTTTTGGCAAATTCTACAACATAAGGAGCCCAAGCTAAAGTATCACCTATTGATTTCGATTCTAAAGTAATTAAAATTTCCTTATTATTTAAATCTAACGTATCTACAATTCTACCATTGATTTTAATAATCCATGGGATGTAATATTTTTTATTACAAGTAACCCACATATTATTTTTCATAGTAGTTTTATGAATAACTTTATTAGTATCACCATTAATAAATTCTACTGTGTATTCTTTATAGTCTTCACCTAGTATTTCTACTTTAGGACCATCTAAATATGAAATTAAAATTTCATTAGGTTTTATCGGAGGGGCTACATAATTATCCATAAATTCTTGAATAGTATCTCTACCTATTTCTGCTACTTTTTCCCAATTAAAATCACGGTGGATGATTTTAGCTTCTTCTATAGCACGTTTTTTATGATCTGTATAATTTTCAAAAGCATCGCGCATTACACGACCTAAATCTTTATAATCAGGTTCGTAATAGTTACCAGGAATATTAGTACTCCCTACCATTTTATCGTATCTACCATACGAATTATTTTGAGTAGATTTTTCACCTATTACTTTTACAGGTAAACCTTTACCCTTAGCAAATTCCATTTGTGCTGAACAAGCTGAGTATATAGAAGGGGTACCACAAGCCATGGCTTCAATTAATGGTAAATTCCATCCTTCAGCCCTAGCACATGATAAAAATACGTGACCATTTTTTAAATATGTGATATAATCTTCACGTAAAGGGAAATGTTTGATTTTTAAACGCTCATCAGTAAATCCATAATGCTCTAAACGTTCTTCTGTAGTCTCAAAACCGTCCATATCTTTACCCCACATATTATCAATAGATAGAATTAAATCTATGGGTTCTGATGGGGTAAATTCATTTAAAAAGGCTTCAATAATTTCTTTAGTAGATTTTCTATAATCCCAACGTCCAAAATGAATAAATTTAAACCTACCATCTACATAATCTAATGTTGTTTGTGGATCTTCTGGGTAGAATGTGTCTACATCCACACCTTCAGGGACTACTTTTACTTTATTAGGATCGGCACCCTGGTCTATGGTGCATTGAGCTTGCCATTTGGAAGGAACCCATAATTGATCAAATTCACACCATTTATTAAAAAATCCTTCAGGTTGTAGGGTTGATTCCCATACATTATAACCAATTTTAGGACCTTTATAATTCTGGTAGAAATAGTGATGGTTGGTTTCCATCAATATTAGATTAAGATTATGATTAAAATCTTCTCCAAAAGAAGAATACATTCTTTTATCTTCTAATTCTTGTTTATTATTAAAAACAGTTTGAGTATGAAGTATTTTTTTATCTAAATTTGTAAGATAGGATTCATTATTATGAGGTTCATCACTCATCCCATCCCAACTTTTACCTACAGTAAAATTTCTAAATTTTAAAGGAAAATGATTTGAAATACCTCTAAAGAAATCACGGGTGTGATTACTATATCCTGTAGTGCCTACATAAGGACCATGTCCAAATATTTTAGGTTGTTTCATATATAACTTTATATTTTTAGTTGTAACTAAATGTATGAAGGGGGGACTAGCCCCCCTACTTACTTTTTATTTTTTATAAACTTCTTTTTCTAAAGCTTCTACTCTTTCAAGTAATTCTTTATTTGATTGAATTAATACTGCTACTAATTTATCGTATTTAACAGCTTTATATCCATTTTTTCTAGTAGTTACTAGTTCTGGGAATTGGGTTTCAATTTCTTGGGCTATTACACCAATTTCAGTACCGGTTTTACCACTAATTTCATTCCAATCGAATGTATAACCTCCTAATTGAGATAATTTAGCTGAAGCAGATATAATAGGTTCAATGTTTTCTTTTAACCTTTTATCTGATGAATAATATGCGATAACATCACCACCTACCCTTAACTCTTGAGCAGTAGTACCTGTTACATAATCTAATTCATTAGCACCATCTCTATATATGGTATTTCCTGATCCATCTGCCATAATAACGCGGTAGGTTGTATTGGCAGCAGCTGATGTAATACTAAAGCTATTACCTGAAGTACCTGATGAACCTGAGGTACCATTGTTACCATTGTTACCTGAGTTTCCTGAGGTACCTGAAGAGCCTGAGGTACCATCGTTTCCATCGTTACCATTGTTTCCTGAGTTTCCTGAAGTACCTGATGAACCTGAGGTACCATCGTTTCCATCGTTACCATCGTTTCCTGAGTTTCCTGAAGTACCTGATGAGCCTGATGAACCATCATTACCGTCGTTACCGTCGTTACCTGAGTTTCCTGAAGTACCTGAGCTACCTGAGGTACCATCGTTTCCATCGTTTCCATCGTTACCTGAGTTTCCTGATGTACCTGAGCTACCTGAGGTACCATCATTACCGTCGTTACCTGAGTTTCCTGATGTACCTGAGCTACCTGATGAACCATCATTACCATCGTTTCCTGAGTTTCCTGATGTACCTGATGAGCCTGATGAACCATCGTTACCATCGTTACCATTGTTTCCTGAGTTTCCTGAGGTACCTGAAGAGCCTGATGTACCTGAATCACCTTGAGGGGCTAATATTAAACTTATTCTTTCATTATTTGTAAAGGTAGAACCTACAACATTATTTACAGTAAAATTATATACAGACGCATTAGCACCTTGAGCAACCGCTGTTACATTAGCTGTAATTATACTAGAATCAGAACCATTAGCTGATTTAAGGTATATAATTCCTTTAGAAAAATCACTTAAAAAATCTGTAGTACCTATACCATCAGAGTTAGTAGTACTAATGTATATAATAGTTACACTTCCTAGGCTAGAATTGTTAAATTGGACTTTACCGTTAGCTGGTAGATTACTTGTTCCAGTAGAGAATTGGAATGGAACACCACCATATGCTCCTGATGAACCTGATGTACCATTGTTTCCATCGTTACCATTGTTTCCTGAGTTTCCTGAGGTACCTGATGAACCTGAAGTACCTGAGTTTCCTGAGGTACCTGAAGAGCCTGAAGTACCTGAGTTTCCTGAGGTACCTGAGCTTCCTGATGTACCATCATTACCGTCGTTACCGTTGTTACCTGAGTTTCCTGAGGTACCTGAAGAGCCTGAAGTACCTGAAGTACCTGAAGAGCCTGAAGTACCGTTGTTACCGTTGTTACCTGAGTTTCCTGAAGTACCTGAAGAGCCTGAAGTACCGTTGTTACCGTTGTTACCTGAGTTTCCTGAGGTACCTGAAGAGCCTGAAGTACCTGAAGTACCTGAAGAGCCTGAAGTACCGTTGTTACCGTTGTTACCTGAGTTTCCTGAGGTACCTGAAGAACCTGAGGTACCGTTTGAACCTGAAGTACCTGAGGTACCATTGTTACCATTGTTTCCTGAGTTTCCTGAAGTACCTGAGCTACCTGAAGTACCTGATGAGCCTGAGGTACCGTTTGAACCTGAAGTACCTGAGGTACCATTGTTACCATTGTTTCCTGAGTTTCCTGAGGTACCTGAAGAACCTGAGGTACCGTTTGAACCTGAAGTACCTGAGGTACCATTGTTACCATTGTTTCCTGAGTTTCCTGAGGTA